TGAAGGTGCCGCGTGTCCACAGTAGGAGCTACGGTTGGGCCAATACTTATGAGGATAGAAGGGCGTGACATGGCGGGTTACTCCTTAGGGTGGTGCAACAGGGGCGCGATGGCCCCCGCTGCAGGAATTATTAGAAAGAGGCGTATTTTGAGGCGCGGTCTAAAAGTATCGCGTGCAGTTCATCCATGGCCGTCCTCAACTTGGTGCGTTTAAGTGCGGTTGCGCGGTGCGCGGTCAAGGCGTCCTCAGTGAGCGCGATAGCAGGCTCGACAACTGCGCGATAAGCGTCATCTGCCTTTTTGTATTCCAGCGAAAGGGCGTACATGCAGGCGTGTAGGGTTGCGGTGGTAACGTCAATGTGCGCGTCCATAGTATTATATAATCCTCTATGCGGGGTGATATAAGGGGGCGCGATGGCCCCCATTACAGGAATGATCAGATATCGACAACAAAACCTTTTCGATCAGTCTTAGCTTTGCCCTTAGCGCCTAGACCGATGATGTAACTTCCGCGCTTGTCTAAGTACCGCACGTCGTGTTCGTCACCGTCTAAGACTTGAAAACCGTTCCATCCTTCGAGTATTGCTTTCTCAAGCATGGCGCGAGTTCTGAAAACTACGCTGGCATTTTCACCATTGCGCACGGCATCAAGTACCTGTGCGGCATAATCAGGCTTTGCGCCGGAATAACTCAGAGTGACGTGGTAGTTAGCCAGCGTGTTATTCCGCTCGATTGAGCGCGATACGCCCTTGGAATAATCATAGAATTCTATCGCCGGGAACTCTTGCGCGAGTGCGTATCCTTCGCCAGTGTCGGTGGTGCCATCGAAGCGAAAAGCGGCTTTCCGTCCTGCTTTTTCGGCCCTGACTTGGTGCGCTGCTAGTTCTTTGCGTAACCGCGCTAAGAAATCATCGCGCATCTGCAAGTAATAGAGCGTTTTATATAGGCGAGACATCTCTACGCTAGTCATGCGTCCACGCCCTGCGGTTAATAGGCAGGCTTTATTGCACAGCGCCTCAATTGCCCACTCGCAAAGCGTGGTGCCTTTGGGCGTCGCTTGACTGTCTGCAATCATGTAAATAATGCCGGTATCGACGTCTAGCTTTTCGCCCTTGATTGTTTTGGCGTCATTCGCGACGCCCATAAGATGAAAGCCCTTGCGTTGATGTGGCAGTTCCATCCAGTAGCTACGGCCCTTGGTTTCGAGTTGGTGCGCGTGATCGTCAAGGATCGCGAGTCGCGTTTTCATCGGCATTTGCGTTAGGTCAAAAATGATTGCGTCCACAGTATTCTGTAACATGGGGGTCTCTTTTCGTTTGTGCGTGGTGTGGTGCAACAGGGGCAGGATTGCCCCCGCTGCAGGAATGAAAGGGCGTTAGTCGTCGTCGTATGCTGAGGGTAGGCTTACGTTTTCTTCAGCGTAGCGAATCACCTTTTCGAGTTCTTCACTGTATTGATCCAGCGCATCCATTATCCAGATTGGGAACGCCTCACCATGGCCGTTAAAGACACCACCCACGGCATCGAGATAAGATGATGCTTCATTAGCATCAGCGAACTCCAGACGGTCGGTGTCGGTGTAATTCACGTATTTGATACCACCTACTTTCATACTACCGACTAGACCACACGGGCGGCCTTCACTGTCGGGAAATGCGAGTACCCATTGTTGAGGGCAGGCGTTGAATTGGGCCATACATTGATCGAGTAGGTCGCGTAAGGGTTGCAGGAATGCTTCTTTGGTTGCGGGCATTTCAAATGTGGCGGTCATGACGGTGTTTCCTTAGTGCGTTGTTAGGTGGTGCAACAGGGGCAGGATTGCCCCCGCTGCAGGAATGAAAGCGCGTGTTAGTAACCGAGCCAATCGACGAGCGATTGCGTATTGATTAGGCCGTGGGGGCGTCCCTTCGCATCGACGCGGGTTTTTACATCATACCCGCCTAGTAGAATTTCGTCGTACAATTCTTCGTTAAGATTGTGTTGTTCAGCGATACGGAAGGCAGCGCCGAATGAGATCCACGGGTTTTCTTGTGCGAATTCTTGGCTATCCATGGTGTGTGTCCTTGGTTGGTGTGTGTGCTTGTTTGATGAACTGATCATATGACAGGGTTATTACTGCCACAAGGAAAAAATGGAGGAAAAACCAACTATTTTACATCCCATTGTTATCATTGGGTTTTTTGGGGGTGCTACCCTAGCAAAAAGGGCAGGATCCAGCAAAAAAAGCAGGAATACCCTGCTGCTGTTGCCCCTGATGTTGCCCTTGCTGTTGCCCCTGCTGGACTCCTGATGATATCCTAAAAGTTGAACATGGAGTTAACCTTGGGTTGTGCTTCATGTGTATATTATAATGACACTATGAGTTTTGCATGGGGTGCAAGGCAGGCTTTGCGCTGACTGCAAAATGGATGACTCACGCGAAAACACAACCCGCAGCACAACCCAGAGACATCTCAAGGTGAAACTTCGGTATAAAATGCAACTAATCGGATGGATAACAAGCCAGCACTAGTTACAGATCAGGGTTAACCTGCTGATAACATTGGGTTTTCGCACTGCCCTTACCTATATATCGTTGGTCACTCGCCCCAATGGATACCTCAAGTAGAAATCTCAGGTTTGTTCTAGCGTGGGGGGGCATGGGGGTACAGCGTATTATATACGTATATATACCTACTCAGATTTTTTCGACAAAAACATCCGAAGGTTCACCCTAAGTAAAACTCTAGGTGAATCCCATCGTGTGTCCTCAAGAGGGGGGTACTGCGTACCACTCCCCCACTAAGGTAGTCCCTGATAGATACACTTGTAGTGTTATCCTATCGTGTACCCTAAGACCTAACTTACAGTTATAACTATAAGTTTAACCCGGGGGTATTCTAATCACCGGAAATTAAACAAACCAAGGGATCACCAAGAGGTTCCCCACTGAGAAGAACTACGAGTTGAACCTCCAGATAACCCAGAGAAGTGGGCATATGCCTTGTCTAACTCTGTTTGTATCACACGATCACGTTCTTCCTGTAGACCTGCATCCTCATCCCTAGCTAGAGATTCAGTCCAGTAGGCTACTGCCATTGCCAGTGCATCCAATCTATCATCATGGCGTAGGCATCCTTTATCCCGAGTGAGGCGGGACATCTGGTAGATCAAAGATTTAGACCTACGGACCTCAGAGTCATACCGTTGGATGCTCTTATAGTCCTTCTCAATGATCGCTGGGTCTATCACCAGCCTATGTCGGTTCATAATAGGTTCTAGAGTGTCAGCCATCCTTTGTTCTTTCTGAGTTGAGTGGCGTACTTCCTCAAGTGAACATGGGTGTACCTTGGAGATGATAGGGGAGAAGATATGGGTGAACATACCATCACCAAAGTTACTCTCGATGATGACCTCATTGACCTTGTACTTCTGGGCTAGCATAGCCAGTGGCTTCAGTACCGAGTCAGTATCGTACCCACCTTGGAAGCCCCCACAGTCTAAGACATGGAGGTAGCCATTCAGGTTAGCCACAATAGCGTAGGCAGTCTCATCCTTACCCCGACCAGAGGGGTCAATAGACATGACGATCCCTTGGTAAGGCATGAAGACATCTGAGTTATCCGCTGGGTGGTAGAAGTAGTCCCCCTGCATTGCCATGTTGGGGATGTCCCCTGACACACGACGATCTGGGTGTGGTAACCAAGAGAAAGTCATTGGTGCCTCTTCAGCGGAACATGGAGTTACCACTAGGTCAGACACTTTGAGGGGGTATCGCTCTTCATCTGACAGTGCCGTATTCAACATGAACTGCAGTTGGTAGCCAGCGCGACCGTAGGACGCTTTACGTTCCATCAGATCACGCTCACCAAAGCGTTGCGGGTCAGTAGGTTCGCCTGCCTTCAGCCCCATCTGACCGATGATAGGTGCTAGCGTGTCACCATACTTAACAATGTTTTCATCTTCAGGCATCTCTGCAGGCCAGATACGGATGGTGTACCCACGGTCACTGAGTTTGTTGTACAGGGAGTCTTCTGTCTGAGGCGTGCCGAGGTAGATAATCCGAGAGGTGTCTAGTGGCTTGAGGATAGCGTCAAACTCTTTGACAGACTCTGAGAGTTTATCTCGCGCTGTCTGAGTGTCGCTGTTGTTAGCTACCTCTACGTCATCGGCAATGATAATATCAGCACGGCTACCCGTGAGCTGACCTGTGATACCTACTGATTTAACCGAGGGTGAGTGGTCTGCCGTCGCAGGGCCAACGTCAAAGGAGATGTTGGATGACCGCTGGTCTTTGCCGGGTATTAAATGCTTGCAGAAGTCTACCTCATGGATGATCCGTTTGACAAACACTGAGAAAGCATCTGAGCGATCCTTCGAGGCTGATACAACCATGATCTTTTTATCTGGATCCTTCAGTAGCAACCACACGACATATGCAGACGTTAGCCAAGACTTACCCACGCCCCGGAATGCAGAGACCATGGAGCGCTTGGGACCATGCTGCAGGAATTTCGATATATCGTATTGCACAGGGGTGGGGTCAGGAAGATTGAGATGCTTCCACAGCACGTACACAAACTTCCTGAAATCCCCTTTGACTTCCTCCAGCTTCTTCTGGGATGCCGAGAGTTCTTGATCCATTAGTGGTATGAGCCTTCACTGTCATCATGGGACTCATCTGCAGAGTCAAACTGGGGGAGTGCTTCCGCCAGCGAACCCATGTCAGGGTTTTGATCGATAGATGCTTCGATACGGTTGTCCTTGAGGAACTGACGGACCTGCCCAAGATCGGCTGCGGTTACGTCACCTTCTTGAAGTTTATGTTTTAGAAACTTTGCGAACATCCCGTGGAGGTCGCTGAGTTCTTTCTCGCTAGCTTTAGACATGGGAATGCCTCCATATGGCCTCAGGAGAGTCCCTGACAGCCGTTAATATTTTTGATGTGTATTGGGTAGGGGAAGGGGGCTTACGACTCTATGTGAGGATTGCCCCCTAGAAGCCCTCAGGAAGCCCGCTGAGAGTCTTTAGGTCTATTTATGGGTGTTTGTAGGGTAACCCCCAGAGACTCTGTGTGAGCATCTGAGGGGCACCTCTGGGTTCTTTAAGTATTCTACGTTACAAACTTAAATAGTCCGCGAATATTATTGAAAATAAATCCCACAAAACCAGCAATTAGAAACGTAGTGATGGCCCAATATGTTCCAGTCTTAGCTTGCCACTTTTCTAGGCCTCTAAGTCTGTCTTCATGGTCCTCTACTGGTGCTTGCCGCCGCTCTACTTCTTTGAGAATTTCACGAAGCATCGCGGCGTTTTCTAGAGAAAGTTTGGTTAATGCTTTTATTTCCTCCGAGTGACGCCTCACGTCTTCCTCGATGTAATCTTCGCGGGTCCACTCTTTTGACATGGATGTAATCCTAAATGGTCTGAGTTGGGTTGCGTAAGGGTGGGTTTTATTTTTGAGGAGGAGAACCGACCGTCTAGCGTAGAGAGCTAGTTGCGGTGATCCGTCCCCAGATGGCTACAGCACCCGCGATCACCATAGCACCGTCGAGCGCTAGAGCAGTAATATCGGATTCGAGTTCGCCTGTGTCAAAGCCAAGCTGCTTGAGGCCCATGCCCAGCATCATGACTCCTACCGAGATGACAGTTTTCGACTGCCACCAAGGTTTGTTATCGTCCATTAACATATTGATTTCCTATGAGTAAGTTGTCGTATCTTCGCCAGCAGTGCTACTAGCCGCATCGACGTTTGTAGACGGGAAGGATCGCCCAGTACCCCAAATGACACGGACACCACCATCGGCACCTTGGCCAGCAGTATTACTTTGCCAAAGGCTACCATTCGCATAACCACTAGCCCCACCGTACTTACTTGCGGTGGAAGATGGAGTATTGGTATAGTGAACACCGTCAGAGCCGCCTGATCCGCCATGACCGGCACCATCGTCGACGGTGCTGGTGCCGCCTGTGCCACTGGCACCTTCGCCGTAGATGCCTACACCGCCGCCAGAGCCAGCGAAGTAACCGGCGCCACCACCACCGGCACCACCGGAACCATTTCCGCCGGTCCTTGGATCGGCGGACGTAGTGACGCTTGCGCCAACACCACCGGCACCAGAATAGCCACCAGCGCCACCGCCACCAGAATATCTACCTTCACCGCCGTCCCCGCCGTTACCGCCACCGTCGCCAACGTAAGTACCGCCTGATCCCGTATCATCCTTGCTTGAGGCATTCTGGCCAGAGTAACCTACACAAGTAGAAGTGTCCTTGAAGTAACTATCGGTGCCGTATCCACCTACGTTTGGGGTTGGAGCTGCGCCGACTTGTACTTGGATTGTTTCGCCGGGAGTAACCGCAATGTCATTCGCCCATCCAAGACCGCCACCGCCGCCACCTGCGCTTGCATTCGCGGTGGAGTATCGTCCACCACCGGGACCGATACAGACGACACTGACAGTGTACACGTTTGCGGGGACGGTCCAGCTGTGCGTGCCTGCATTTTCGAACAGTACGCCGCCCGGTGCAGCCGTCGTCACTTGTTCGCCACTAAAGGACGTAGTGATCGTCATCATTGATGCTACAGCACTCATGTCAGGTCACTCCCGGCAATGATCGCCTTGGTCGCGCTAACGCACGTCACGGTGGCCAGCGAGTCTGCCCCAATCGTGACTGTCGCGTTGCTCGCTACGCCCGTCGCCTCTCCGTCTTTGAAAAGCACCACGGAGCCGCTGCCTTGACCGACTGTTACCGTCCCGGTCTCACAGTAGATGGTCACAATGTCTCCCGGTGTCAGAGCACTTACGTCGTAGGTGGCTGATCCATTCGCGTAGTAGAGAGTTGCGCCGCCAAGCAGCGTGTGTGTACCGATAGTCGTCCGTGGGTTAGCCTTTCGCACGTCAACCGAGACCGCCCCGCTGTCACCAGTTTCTTGCGTGGTCAGTGACGCGGCTGCAAGTGCAGTGCTGGTCGTGATGTTGGCTTGCTTCCCCGCGATTGCCGTTGCGTTCGTGGTGATATCTGTCTGAGCCGTAGTCATATCACTTTGCAGCGTTCCAATGTTCGTCGCGTTGGTCGCGATTGCCGTTGCGTTCGTGGCGATATTGGTGGTGTTGGTCGTAATGTCCGTTGTATTCGTTGCAATCGCAGCCGTGTTCGTGGCGATGTCTGCTGTATTAGTCGCAATACTAGTCGTGTTCGTGCTGATGTTCGTAGCGTTAGCCGAAATACCCGCATCAGCATTGCTAGGAAGGTTCAG